GCCGTTGCTGCGTGCGCTCCGGTGGCGTTGGCGATATGGACCGCGTTTGAGGGGTCTACTTCGGTCTGCACTGCTGTTGCGCCAAGGGCTGCACCAGATACCACCGTTGCGCCTGCTGTACCGCTTAGGGCCGTTGCGTTGGTTGCCGTGCCTTGTATGGTCTTGATGAAGGTGTTGGTGCCTGTGAACGTCTGGTTATTGGCAAGGACTGCATCGCCCGCTCCTGCGTCGCCCCAGTAGTTGCTTCCGCTGCCGTCCGTTTGCAGCACTTGCCCCGCCGTGCCTTGGCCGTTGGTGGCGGCGGTTTCGTAGGCTGTGAGCGTCGGTATGCTGCTGACGGGCCATGTGCCTGTAAGGGTTATCAAGCTAGCGTTCATGTTGGTCGTCCATGTGATCGGGTCCGCGCCCGTTGCGTATGGGCTCCCGTTGATCGTGAACACACCTTGACGGTACACCCTGGGGTTGCCGCCGCTCAATACTCCCACCTCGTAGATATAACGCCCCGCCGTGTAGTTCAACGCCGCCGGGGAGAATGTAAAATCCACTATGCCATTCTCCGCATCCACAACGCTGTACGATGACGTGCTATTGACCGCCGCTGTCGCGTTCGTGCTCCACGCCATAAAGGGCGTATCGGCGCTGATGTCGCTTGCCGTGCTGCCGTCCGTAAACGTCACGCGATAGACATGCTCCCCCGCCCTATACGCCGTCAGAGGTGGCGCCGTCTTTACTCGGCTGTTCACTGTCAAGGGATAGGGCGCCGGCGCCGCATGTAGGGCTGTAGATACACCGACAAGGGCAATCAGTATGGCAATCGTTGTTCTCATGTTTTTTTCCTTTATTCGATGTACACAATATCATTGTTGGTGATGCAAAGATTTCCCTGCTTGGTTTCGCCCCCAGGCAACGTTGGCAGGTTGCGCATATGCATATAGTTTGACCCGACTGTGTCCAACTCCAAGACAATACCCGACGGATGCACCCGCACAAAGTTGCCCGTTGCGCTATGCCTGACATACACGCCGCCGTCCCCCTCTATGTATATCACCCCGCTATCGGTTGTATCAATGTAGATGGTGCGACCATTTAACTTTATCACCTTCCACTGTACCGACGGCGTGCCGATCTCGATGTCATCCGTATTAGTTGTATCGCTTATGACTTCAACATCTGACGTCGCGTCCTGTATCTGCTCCCACTTACTTGACGGGTGCTGGTGGTCATCCCTGGACGCTTCCCCTCCCGTACCTTCCGCCGCCGATGATCCCAACGGGGCAAGCGGGTCGTCATCACTTAACGTCAATGCCTCGTCGCGACGGTACGGCACCAACGCCGCTACACCGTCCCCCGTAATAACCAATACACAATCATCCCCCGACAACACCGGCGCCGGACTCGCACCCGACGGACCCATGACCGGGAGTGTATATTCCATCCCAAGCGTGCCGTCTAAATCCGTCTTTTTCGCGGTGACTTCCCATTGGCTGAGCGTACCATTCCATGTCGCATCAGCCGTCGCTTGGTAAAGATACAACCGGCGCGGTGCCTGCTTATCCGGGGCAAGGTTAATCTGGGGTAGCGTTCTCATCAGGACCACCCCCCCGTAAATGACCCGCCATAGACAACCGACCACTCCGGCGCCCATAGATACTCAATCGACAAATCCCAACCCTCGCGCCCCATATACCGGCATTCGGTCGGGCGCTTCAGCCATTCCCCGCTAGGTAGCGAGTCGATCAACTTGAGCAGCGTTTGCGAAAGTGCCGGCAACGCCTGAACCGTGTTTTGGTTTGACGCCGCCAACCGCACTTGCTTACCGCTCGATGTTTTGAACGTTTGCCGGAATAAGTACGCCGTTTCGTAATACGAGTCATAACCCCGCACCAGATGCCCGAACAACTGGTACGCAAGCGTTGCATTGGGTCCGCTGAAATGCCCCACCGGATCGCTTGCCCCATCCGCTACCAGCGTGCGGGCCATCGCCACCTGCGCCGCCGTGAGGTCCGAGAAATACGCCGCCATATGAATAGGCCGCACCACGTCAACCCCAAGCAATTCCTGCAGCCCGCCCGTTGTCGGATCAACCGCAGTCCCCAACGTCTTGGCATTGGTGATCGTCAACGTACCGCGCCCGCGCTCTGCATTGAAATTGAGGCCCGCCACATCACTGTCGAAAGGCGCCGTCAGTTTCTCCGCTTCGTAGACCGCCTCCACGCTTGCCCTATCGCCCGTCGTGCGTGTGACAATCTCCTCCCCTCTATCCTGGGTCCATGTCTTTTGCGTGGTCGTTTCCAGGCCGTCGCTGCTCGTTGGTAGTATTTCAGCCATTACTTCAATTCCCCTCGGGCGATGTCCAATTTCTCTTTGAGTTCATCGAGCTTTGATGATATTTCGCGCTCCACTTTCAACTGCTCCGCGTTGATCTGTAATTGACGCTCCACCGCCCGGAGTTCCGGACGTGATCCGCCAAACGCGCCGGCCATCCGCTCCATACCCGACACCTGGACCGCCGTCCCTTTTGCACGCCCCGCGACCGCAGACTTGCGCTTTTCCCCAAGTTGTTCTTCCTTGGCTATCTGGTCCTCAAGGCTTTTGATGTAAACGCGCCGCAGTTCTTCCGCAGATGCCTTCTGCTCGTCCAGACGCTTCTGTCGAATCTCGTCAACTGCACGTTCCCGCTTCGCCGCTTCCTCTTCCATGTTCCGAGATGCCGCCTGCCAGCGTCCTTCTCCCTGCGCGGGATTCAACATACCGGCCCAGAAGTCCAACGTACGGGTATACCCTTCCTCAACCGCAGCAAAGACGCCTAGCGCTTTCTCCTTCATCATGTCCATGTTCTCGGCCCACCTGGACCCCAAAGCCTCTACGCGGTCGGCTGTACGTCCTGCGGCATCATCGACCGCAGGCAATCCCTCTTCGGCAATCTGTCGCAGGACTACCACCGCCTGGGGTCCGAGGCGTTCCCCGAATACTTCCGCAAGTGACTGCAACGGCGTTCCCGTTTCCATCGCCGCTACCGCCACCTCTTTGAGCATATCCGCGGGCCTCATTGATATGAGCTTGCTCACGCTGAGCCCCATCATATCGAAACCCTCTTGCGCTACCTTATCCCCTGCGGCCGCGTCGTATAACTTCGTTTGCAGCTTGCCCAACATCATCGCCATTTTGTTGACATCAAGCCCGCCCTGGATCGCCACCCGATTGAGCGCTATCATTTCCCCCGTCAGCAGTCCGACGTTTCGCGCCGCGATACTTGCTTCGTCTGCCCATTTCTTGATGGCCCGACCGGACGCAATAACCGCACCGATACTGAATGTCGCCGCGATAGCCCCGCTGATCTTGCGGAATGATTTAGATAGCCCGGAGTTCTGCGACTTGATGTTACCGGCCCCGGCCTTGTACGCGCTCGTATCAAGCCCCACCATCGCCATTAGTTTTGCAACACCGGCCATTACTCACCGCCCCTTACTGCCGCCATCTTCTCGAGCTTCGCGTCCGTCCGTTCCTCTGCCGCCTCATCGATTAGGCTATCATCATCGCCCCGGACGCTCCGGCCCGCATCAAACAAACAATGCGCCACGGAGAAAGGCGTATCAAATGCAGCATCAAGCTTCGAAGCATCGCCACGGCATAACGTCTCGGCGATAGCCCATTCGGAAGGCGCCGCGACCGTAACCCTGGCGCCGTCGCTATCGCTCGAGGTCGTCTTATGACCGGGAACCCGTAGACACTCGTGCACGTACTCTTTGACGGCGGCGTGTATCTCTTCGGCGGTGAGTCGTTTGAGAGCGGCGGTTATCGTCGCCCGCGCCTTGTTGCGGTAGGTCCCGTCAACATACAACCGGCGACCGTGTTCAATACCACCCGAAGTATACATAAGCAATTCCGCGGCTGCATCGATCGTCGGCACGCCCCCGGTGAGGTAAACGTTCTTGGCCGTTCGCAACATATAAGCGTGCCACAGCGACAGCGGCGCACACCGCACGCCGCACACGTCCCACTTACGCGGGAGAATACACGCCTGTAGCCAAGGGCTGATGTACAACGTTCACCCCCTTGCTCTGCTAAAGTAGGTCGCCCTGCTGGATCAGGTCCAGGGATACCGTGCGCACGCCCTTTGTTGATCCAACCGTGGCATTGCGGATATTCCACGCCGATGCCGTCGAACCGTCGGCAAGCGTGAGGATACCGGAAGCAATCTGCCCGCCTGCAATGTACGTGTAAGGCGTGGTCGCCGGATCGGTCACGAGCGCTTCGAGCTCAAGCTGCAACGTCTCACGGCGGCTGTACGTGATTTTGGCCTTATGCTTTCCATCACTATCTGCCTTATCCTCTGAATCTTCCTCGAATCCGCACGTTGCTCCGGTGATCTCGTATCCGGTCAGGCTGTACTTCTGCCCGATAAGATAGGTTGATGCTGGTAGTTGTTCTGTCGCCATTGTCTTGCCTCCGTTTTGTTATTACGCGGTTCCGAATACCGCAAAGTCTACGTCACAGTCTGCCGTGTCTGCCTGCATCTTCAGGGTCACTCCTGAAGGCAACGGGATAAAGCCCGAATCGCCGGCCTGCACGCGCCCGATCTCGGTAGCATTGTCGAGCACCTTGATAAAGTTCGTATCGTCCGTGTTATACACATAGAGCATTGTCGGGGTCGTGATCTCCCCCAACGGCACCGCCAAAGACGCCGCCTGCGTAACCGTCAACCGGTCCGCGCTAACTTGGTTCACGCATGTGTACTCGATTGTCTGGGGCGTAATCTGAAATACTGAATTGTCCCCCCTGTGCGTTGCCGTGATCTGGTATGTAAGAGTTGCCATTGGTTAAACCTCCGTAGGCTGCGCGATAACCCGCAGCGCCTGAGTCGTTGTCAAAAGTCCGTCGCCCTGGTCCCGCGTTTGCCCCACCATAACGCACATGGAAAACAACACCCCCTCTGTCCCGATGTCGTTTAGATCGTCGTGTACCGTCTTACCTGCCACCGCACCCACAACGCTACTCTTGATAGCCCTATGACTATCGCGTGCCGTCCTGAGTGCTTCAGCGCTTCCCTCGTCGCCAAGCTGATTGACCGCCTCGGTAACAATCACGATATTTGTAGGCATCACGCGGCGCCCGTTAAACTCTCCATCCTCGTCGTGGTTGTCGCTGCCCTCAACCTCCACCACCACCAACGGGTACTGCGCCTTCGTGATCGTACGCGCCGCCACCACCATTGCCACTTCCGCACACATAGCTTCGATGTATGCCGCGAGCGCATCTTCCACCCGTTCCTCTATATCCCATCCATAGCCCTGCATACTCATGCTGCCGCCTTTCCTGCCGCGTACGCCTGGGGCAGAGTCTTGCGTCTGCGCTTGTTACGACTCGCGGCAAGTCGCGGCACCACAACGCCGAAACGCCGCTCTAGCGCTTTCGCTGATTGCGCCATAATCTTATTACTTGCCTTCATCGCCGCGATTTCCTGCACGTTTGCCGGCGCCGCCTTGGTGATATACTTGAGCCGGTTCGTCATCACAAAGCCGCATTCTCTCGGTTTCAACACTTCGTCTAGTTCCGCCACCCCGGGAATGGGTTTCCCTATCTTGGGATGGCGCCGTAAATCTTTAAGCCCCCACATCCAGGACCGTTTTGCCAATCCTCGGTTTGGGGTCATTCGCGCCCGATTAAATGACTCATCCGAGTCATATCGCCATCGGTAGCTTTTCTTTGCCGCTCCCGTCGCATTCTGTCGTGTGAAGTATTTGCGCTTTCCGTCCCGTTCAATCTTTCGCGATTTCTTGGCCTGCTTGGTTGCGGCCCGGGCAGATTGCGCCATAAGGATCATGCCGCGCTCACACGCCTGCCGCCCCGTACGCCCCGAGATTTCAATGCTAGCAGCAATGGCATTCTCTATCGGAATCGCCATTCTAGCATTCCAATCCCCTACCATTTTTACGCCCGTTTTCATGCTAACTCACTCGGGACTGGTCGCGTCTCCGTATAGCTGATTCGTGTAATTGCGCCGGCCGCATCCGTCTTGACTCCCGACACAAACACGCGACTGCCATCAACGCTGAGTTCCCCGTCCTCTTCCACGGTCCCAATCTCGTCGGCCAGGACTCGCACCGACATTGCCGCAGCCACATTGAATACTATGCCTTGATCAACGCTGCTCTCACCGTCAATGATCCCCTGCGTTGAGTTGTCGCCATTCACCACCGCAACACCACCACCGACCGCAGGCAACCAACAGTTATTGAATGCCGCCGTTGCCGCCGTTTTGATGATGTTGCTCATATCGTCATATCTCTTGAGCTTGGCCCTGTCCCCAGCGCTTTACCGGGGGCAGGGTCCGGTTTTAATGCCCCGAAGGGCTTCCCCCCTTAGCGGGGAGTTACGATCACGCCGCCGATATAATGCTGCACGTTCGTCGAACTGTTCAGCGTTACATTCAGCCGGATATACTTGCGTAGCGTCTGTGTATCCACATTCTCAGCTTCAACAGTCGCATTCGTTGACGTATCCCCGAATGTGGGGGTCGTCACGTTTGCCCATCCGCTTGTGCCGGTCGTGCTATGCTGCACCGTTACCACTTGCTGCGTCGATGCATTGCCGATGTCGCCAGAATCAAAGATAATGATTTTGCCATTACCCTTGAGAGCCGACACGTCCACCGCCGCCGTTGTGGTCGTGCCGTTCGTGGCTGACGTACTGACCGCAATAGTCGTGTACGTATCGCCCGATACATCCAACCCCGCAAACGCCGGGACAATGCACGCAACCAGGAGCGCCAGGAGCGCCAGATTTAGCTTGTTCCATGTCATCGCTTCACCCTCCATCCAAGCCCCGCGGCGGGTTCGCCACCGCAGGGCGTTGCGGTTGTAGTCGCTTAGGAAGTGACGGCGGTATTATAGGCGAGAGCTTCGCCCAAACGTACCATCACATCCACGTCCTGCAGCCCGACCAAACGCAGCCCACCGGAGGCGGAAAGCGTGGCGGTATCTGCGTTCAGGTCAACACCGTTGCCCCAGACGCCCACGTTGACGGTGGACCAGTTCCCGAAGAACAGGCTATTGGCGCCAACATCCTCGCTTACGAGGTAATCGTAGCCCAGACAGGTCTTGCTCTTCCAATCCAAAACGCGCTCTGCGTTGGAGCTGGAATCAATGAACGTCGCTGCCAGTTTCGCCCAGACTTCCCCGGTCATAACCCACTTCATGCCATCGGCCTCGGCATTGTCAGTCATGATGTCACCGATGAAGTTCAACAGCTCCGCGTAGGTCGGCGTGCCTGCCGTCACACTGGGGTTGTTGATGTTTGAAGCGCCGGTGATCGCCGTGGGCTGACCGTCTGCGCCTGTCCCTTGGAATACGGCAATCTGGATCGTGCGTGCAACGCGTGCCACGATCTCGTCCCGCACCATCGCTTCCGCGTCCGGTGTGCTCTGGTTGAGCAGACGGCGCGAAATATCGACCAGGGCACCAGCGGTATGCGGCGCACCAGTGACCTGCCCAAGCGTGGGCTGGCTCTCGGTGATGTCGCTGCCTTCAGTGACCCAATAGCCAGTTGCCCCGGCGCTCATCTTCGGAATGGCAACGTCTCCGACCAATCCGGAAAGGAAGCGCACACCCAGAGGTGCAAGCACGCTCTTGGTCTGCAACAGGTTAATGAACTCACCGGCCAGCAGGTTCGTGGCGATAGAAGAACTGGACGTACCAGACTTCGTAAAGTCACGAGTACCCAGGGCAGCGTGCGGCACGATAATGCCGGTTGCAGCCTTGCCGCGAATCTTCGCGCACTCGTCGCTGATCTCGCGTTCAAAACCGATGTCAACCTTGCCGCCAGCGATAGAGCGGAGCACATTCATCACGCTATACTTGCGCATAGCCTTAGCTTCAGTCTCCTTGTCGCCGCCGATAGGGGCCACTTCCGCACGTTCCTGCTTAGGGGCCTCGGGCTTGCGCTCTTCCAGCTTCGTCACCTTGGCACGCTCGGCCTTGAGGTCGCTGGCCTGCTTGTCAACAATCAACGCATCCAGTGCGGCGCGGGCGCCCTCACCTTGCGCGAGTTCCGCCACTTTCGCGGCATCGATTCCGTGCTGTGCAGCGCGGGCGAATAGTTCTGCCATTTCTTTAGGGTCCATAGTTCTAGCCTCGTCTTTCTTCTGTTTGGCGGGCGTCCGTTTCGCCGCCGGTTGTTTTGCGGATCGCTCCACCCCAACAGTGGGGTCAGCAGGTACAGGCTCAAAACTCGCTTCATAAGGAGTCCACGACATTGCCCGAACCACCGGTACGCCGTCCATGGTATCCTCTAAGCGATAGCTATCGGAGTCGACTTGGTAGCCAACCGAGACATTTCTCCGAAGCCCTTTCGCAGCATCCGCCGCGATTTCTTGCGCCCGCGTCCCTGTGCAAAACTGCACCGGTCCGCCCAATTTTCGATCTGTAACGTCAACACTCATAAGCCCGATCTGGTCCCCATAATGCCGGTCCAATATCACAAGCCCGTCAGCGGCACGGTCGAGGTTAATACTGTCCGGGGAATGGTCCAGGATTTCCCAGGCACGCTGCCACTGCTCGTTGAAATAGACATATGACAATACGGGCTCCTCGCTGGCTACGCTCATGCGCACACTTGCCGGCGTGTCACCATCCGCCGCCCGCACTTCAACCGTTGCCGCCCGGATCAACAAATCAGGCACGTTACGTTCCTGCTCGCCCTGCGGCTTCTCTGCCTTGCTACGCTTTTTGCGTTTCGTTGCCATCGTCATCCTCCTTGATTACCTGATTATCCACCATGTTCGCGGCCGCATCAGACGGCACACCCGCGGCTGTCAGTAGCGCAACCGCTCCCGCCTTACCGATCTCCCCGCCGGCAAAGCTCTGCATGATCGCCATAGCCGCCATGACCTGGGCGCCCTCGAGCGACGGCACCGCCTCTTTGCTATCGCCCGCCAGCATGACCTGCTCGCGCTTGCTCGTCTCTACGTTGTCCGCGAAGTCACCGCCCATGTCGGACGTTACCTGCGTGTTGGTTTTCCATTTCTTTTCAGTCGCTACCACCGCCGCCGCCATATCCCGCATTGGATCAACCCACATCCAACGGCGCCCGCGATACTCATGCTGCGCAAACTTGTCATATTTCGCCATTGGCAGGTTGCCCGAAATAGCAAATGACAAAAACGACTTAAGCCACATCATAAACTGCGGCTGTTTGCACTGGCTTATCATATCATCTTGCAGGGTTATCCATACATCGCGCTCGCTGATCGTACCTACCCGCACACTTGAAAACGACACGCCCGCCCAGTCGTTAGCCCAGTTGCTATATTCAACATCCAGGCCACCGCCAACATCCTTGAGCATTCCGCGCTTGAATGGATCGTGCTCCCGGTTGGGATGCTGCGGCGTGTTCACTTCCGACTTCCACCCCATAGGCAGGATCTCCGATTGTCCCGCCTCTTTATCCGCCGTCATCGCCCGCACCACGTCTGCATTCTCCGTCGCCGCAAGATCTGCCGCCGCTCCTTCCGTTCCCGGGGGTGCGTAATACGTCCGGACGCTACACGACTCGTCACGCGCCGCCGTTAGCTCTGCCTCGTCGAGCTCATCCAACATCTTGAGCTTGACCAGACTAGCATGCGTGTGCGGGATTCCGCGTGGCTGATCCTCATCTTCCTGCGTGAAACCGTGGATGATGTCGCTAACCGGAATGCGTAACAACGGGCCGCCCGCGCTATTGTACGCCGTTGCCGCCTCGGCCGTCGTGTGGAAATAATACGCCACAGGGCGGCGGATTCCCGGTGTCATTTCCACCCCGCATTGCACCGTGTTCCCGTTCTCGAGCGTCTTTACATTATACTCGTGGTCCAACCAATCAGGCCGCAGCACCCGCCATGCAATCCCGTACGGGTTCGGCGCATTCCGGATCACATGAATGATGTACTCACCATCCCGGCGCCACGTCTTGACGTTCATCCGGTCAATTTCCGCGTCTGTCTTTCGACCCGTCGCATCACACCACGTCAGCCCCGTTTCCGGATCGCGGTGCGTACAGAACCGGCGCCAGTGGTATTCAATGAAAGACGCCGCCGCCTCATCAAGCCTGTAGTTCCCGTCGCCAGGATTCCCGTCGTGAGGCATCGATTTGAGCGCAAACCCCTGCCCCACAACATTGACCGCCGATAATGAAAGCCACCGTTTCAGGTGCGGATTGTCTTTTGCCATCTGCCGGGAGCGCCCGCGTATCGGTCCCAGGTGTGACGTGATCTCTGCAGGCGTAAACCCGCCATCATACCGCCAACCGGCCAGCAGTCGCGACACATCAGCCGCCGCAAATCCTCGCGTTTGAATCGTGCAACTCTGTTTTTTCTTACGGCGGAAAGGGTTTCTCATAGGTTAAACCTCGTGCGAATAATACGGATAGGCCGGTTGCCTAGTTCCTCAGCGATGAGTGACTTTAGATACTCCCGTAGCTTTTTCAGATCATCCATGCTGCGATAGCTGACGTTCATGCCGTCAATGCTGAAAGAGCCATGCGGATTGGCCGCGTAATCAGATATCGCGGCATCACAGGCCGTCAACGCCGCGCTATAACTGGACGTTGCCAGGGGAGAGGCTATGACGGCAATCTGTCCGCCCTCAACCGAAAAGACGCGCCCGCTTGCCGTATGCGTGACATACGCCGCGAACCGGACCACACCCGCCTTCCATGTCAGCGTTTCCGCTGCGCTTACCGTCAGGGTCCATCCGGTGTTGCCCGCATTGGCCTCGGCATCTACCGTAACGGGGGTTGTTCCTGCGAAGTGATAAGCGAGCGTATATCCGCCGGCGGGGGTATATCCCGCAAACGTAATATCAGATGTGCCTTGCACGGTATTATCCGCGCTTAGCCAAATTGTTTCGCCCGCCACGACCTGAGAAGGGAGGTTGCCTGCGTTTTCCATGCCACATCTAAGACATACTTTCGCGCCCCTGTCTACAGGTCGGCGGGCCATTATTCCGACTATCGGAAACTATACGGCCATTTGCTGATATTCCGCCACCGCCTCCACGTGCGTGCAGTGCTTTTCCCGCTCCCGCTCCGTCATCGGACGGGGCGCCGCCAACCTCTCATCGCACTTCACACAATCGCGATACTCCACAATCTGCCCATGTACCGGATCGACATAGCGCCCGCCATTCATCCGGGTGTTGTGGCCGCACTCCGGACAGATCGTCGGCATATTCGCCGGGATACACCGCCGCGGCTTCATTTTCGGCGCCTCGTGCTGCTCCGGTTTCGGGTCGCGGGTCGTCGGCCTCGGGTCGCGGGTCGTGTACTTCGCGCCCTGTCGTTTTTTCCTGGTCGTTTTCTTCGCTGCCATCATGCATCCCTTTCCTGTGGTTTTTCCCTTGTCGCCCATTATCTCCGCCTTGGTTTCCCCGTAAAATATACCGCCTTGGTCACCGGCGCCGGCTGCGCTCCCGTACCCACCCCATGCCACGCCGCCGCCACATAGCACATATACATTGCATCCCCGTAGTCATGCCATCCCGGTTGCGAATGATACACCCATACCGGCCCATACTTTCCGTCAAACTTCTCAACCAATTTCTCGCGGCAGATATGCTCCGCGTATTCCCTATGATCCCCACCCGCGAACAGGCTACACGACCCGGGAGACCCAACATCCCCCAACCACGCCCGCTGCGCAACCTCGCACCAATAATGCTGGTTGAACGCGATACCCTTACCCAACGGCCATTTTGTAAGGTGGCACTCTTCCCGGGGCGCCCCGATTGCATTCCGTCCCGGCCTGTACTTGTCCGCAGGATACCCCCTTGCCACCATCACCGGGAACGGCAACCCCTTCCCGATCTCCGACACATACCGCTGCACCACGTCATGCATCCAGCCGCCGTCAATGATCCACAACGTAATGTCCTGCTTACTGTTTATGATCCCTTCCCCATGCCGGACCAACGCCTCATAGACCGCTTTCTTAACTTCGCTTGCCGCCGTATTCTTGGGCGCCAGGGGTTGCCCTCTATTATCCAACCGCCCGTACCACATCACCGCCGCTGTCTGATCATTCCCGAACGCCGTCATCGCACTATGCAATCCGTACTGGTTGATGTCCGTCCCCACCGTGACAATTTTGCCCCATTCGGGAACCGTCAACGGCGCCCGATCTCCAACCCTTGACGCTATCAGCTTCGGCGTGATGTCATAAACCGTCGTGCCTCTCACAAGCGGCTGGTTCTGCTGCCCCCTCGCGAACACATCCGGACCCATATTGTAATAGTCCCACATCGCCGCATCTAACGCGCAAACGTCCTTGCCCTTCTCGAAACGATGCACCCACGATACCGACATACCCTTGCTCATCGCTTTGCGGTGCTTCCGGAAATACGCGTTGCAAGCCTTCTGCCCTTTCTCCAAAAACAGCGCCCGCCACTCATCCCACATCAGCCGCTGTTTATCATCCAGGGGCAGCCCCCACTCCCCGCCGCTATTCCCTCCCGGCCATGTCTTGATACGCGCTATACGTGAAGCCCTCCACCCCTCACGCCCCAGGAAATGGCACGATACATCATTATCCGCCTCAACCGTACACGCCGCAAACGTGGTCAACCTCTTCTGTGGTCCAGCCATCCCCATAAACACATTTTCTATCGTGTCCACCGTATCGTTGACCGCCGCCACCTTTCCCGCCCGCTTCGGGTCCTGGGCATCATCCAATAATAGTAAATCGGGGCGCAATACCGTGCCGTCCAACATCGGCGCATTGAGCCCCTTCGCATCACCCTGCGCCGACCGTGCCGCAATCGCCGCCAGACTATCAGGCAATACCAGGAGATTATCTATACTATCGATACTCGCCCCTATCCTTTCGCCCGTATCCTCCCAAATCAACGATTTAAGCGCCAACGCATGCCCGCTGATTTCAAACGGCTGCGTCAGTTCCGGATAATCCGCTTTCAACGGTTCCGACTCGCACAACAAACGAAGCCACAATTTCAGCGCCGCCTTTGCGTCCCGATGCTTCCACCCCACCAGGACCGGGAACCGGATCACCCGCCGAGCTACCAGATTGACCGCAACCCCGCGCAGCACCGTGGTCTTGCCCTCCCCGCGTGGCGCCGCCGTTACCGCCCCCGTCCCCGTACTCGCCGCGTGTTCCGCGTTTTCGATGATCTCCATATGTCCATCGCTGAACGGGAAAGGATACGTGTTATCACCGAGATAGAACCGCAACCATGCCGGGGTATCCTTTTCATACTTGATACGGCGTTTGGGATTCTCGCATTGCCTCCGCCTGACCTGCCGGCCGCGGTTCCTCTGCTGCCGCTTGCGCGTGGTCGCATCGACCGGCCCGCCCTGCATCTTCTGCTGTTTGCGTAACCGCGCCACCACGCGGGCACGGTCAACCGTCAACCGTTCCCCCTCGGTCATACGATGCCCAAGCGCCGCTTCTATCTCGCGATTCGAAGCACCCGCCTGCGCCAGCGTCCCTAGCTGCTCGTTGGTCATCCGCGCCATATCAGAAGTCCAAATCTATGCTATACCCACTCCCGCCCCTAGTGACGCGCCTGATCTGCCCGGGATACATCTTCATCAATCGGTTGATACAATCCAACTCCATCGCCCCCGATCTATAATCCCTGCAGCCCCCCTCATCACCCCAAGCGGTTATCCGCTATCATGTCCGACCACTCCGCGGCTTCATTTTCGTAGTGCTGAATGTCGACCGGGATAGTTGCCACCTGTAACAACGCCGCCGCCTGCACTCTGCCATGCCCCTTGACCACGAAACCCGAGCGCTCACTGATCACCACCGGACTGCGCCAACCCTGCTGCCGTATAATCTTAGCCAGGAGCGCTATCTGCTCATCTGGGTGGTTATTGGGGTTGCGCGGATTCGGCACCGCCTTTTCGATTTCGATGATGTCCGAATACTCGCAGTGAACCGGGATACCCGATGCCTCCGCTACCGCCCGCCTGCCCTTTGCCTTGCCGCTTGTTTTCTTTTCCCTCATCCTGATTGCCCTCTCTTTGCTTGCGTGGTTTTTCCGATTCTCGTGACAGAGTTTTTTTTCGTGACGTCGCCAAGGGTAGTATTTGGCCTCAGCCCCCAGAAGGACCCACCCATGCGAACCCCCTTAAAACCACTTGCACTTGCCCCGTACGCCCTTTGAACGTCCTACCCTTGCCCATACCTACCCCTGACCCGTCTAAGCTGTTTTAGCCTTGCTCTTTCTCATCCTGACCCGTCACAACATAATCACTCGCCTCAACCATACTAACCTCAACCCGCTCGCCCTCGCCATGCCCAGCATACACCTTGCGCACGTTAAGCGAGACCACCTGGCTGTCATCCTTGTACGCAATCCCGTTGCAGGCATCGCATATGATCTTCGCAATGTTGTCAGCGTCGGG